CATGAACCTTAGCCTCTTCTTTGAGATGGCAGCTTTGACATAAGCAAATCAGATTATCCAGGGCATGGGAAAGTGAATTCATCCAAGGACTAATATGATGGACATCTGGTTTTCTATTTTTCTTCTTATGGCAGTGCTGGCATTCATAATTATCTCGTTCCCAAGCTAACCGTCTTTGAATCTTCCAAGAAAGACCATCTTTATCTTTACCGTGCCTTCCTTGAGACCATTGCTTATGCCCCCCTTTCCAGGTTGGGGAACTAGCACCTGATAGACCAGGAGGGTTTCTGTCAATACACTTTGAACAAAGTTGTTTAAATCTGGCCTTAGATACTAACCCCCTACACACCTGAAAGGGGGCTTCACAGATTTTGCATTTGTGGTTTACTTTTTCCGCTTCAAAAACTCGTTGACAAGATTTATTACAGTATTTTTTATGCTCTTTAATCTGTTTCCCACAAGCTATACAATTCATGAATATCCCCATTAATGAGCTTTAAAGTTTGTTTTTGGCGGTCTTTTTAAGACTTTACCGTTAAACTACGGAACCGTGATGGTGGAGCAAATTGGATTCGAACCAACGAATTTTGTTTGCAGTTAAAGAATTATACAACTCTCATCCTCACCTTGAGGAATTTGCCCCATGGTGGACCAGATCGGAATCGAACCGACAACAAACGCATTGCGAGTGCATTTCGCTCCCTTAGTACATGCTGGCCCAGGATACTACCTTGTTAAAAAATGTGTCTCTGCATGACAAGTAGGGCAGAGAATTTCTAGGTTTTCCACTTTATTGTTTTTTCGGTTTTTGTCTATGTGATGGACTTGCAAAACCTCTGGTATCTTAGAGTAACCACAAGATTTACAAGACTCTTCTTGGTTTCTTCTTGCGATTTTTCTGTAGCTATGGCTACCTTTGTTGGCATCAGAGCGAAGGATAAGTGCCCTTTCTGTCTCTTTAGCTACATCACTACATTTTCTTGAACAAAATTGAAGACCATTCACATTTGCTTGCTTGCTGGTGCTTCTATAAAAAGTTGTGCTACATAAAGCACAAACACAATTATGCTCTTTTTCTTTCTTGTTAGCTTTGCGATGGGTGAAGAAGCATTCCAATCCACAAAATACGGATCTACCTCTATTGACCTCTTTCTTTTCCGCTGAAAAATTCTTACTACATTGCAAACAAGTTTGGGTAACGAGCATGGTGGAACTCCCTTACTTTGTATTGCAAAGTTTGCTTTCTCCGCTTATTGGTGGATCTTGGGAGAGTCGAACTCCCGATTTTTGGATGCAAACCAAATGTGTTCCCGCTAGCACTAAAGACCCATACTTGTTAAAATTGTTATTCCGTAATGAATTTCCTGATGACAATTCTGGCACACTAAAATGCATTTGTCTAACTCTTCTTTTAGGACTTCCCAGGAGTAGCCATAATTGTTGGAAATTGTAAAATCTTTGTTATCATCAGTATGGTGGAAAGATAAAGCCTGGATGCATCTTTCGTACCCGCATACCACACACTTCCCCCCTAAGTATTCCACAGCTTTTATTTTTTTAGCATTTCTTTGAGCATTACAGGAGCATGAATTACACTTGGTTGTAGTGTAGCCTTTTCTATTTTTTCTGTCATAATGGTAGCGTTTCCCGCAGATTAGACAGGTTTTTTCACCTCTTTGACTATCTGAACGCTCACAACGGATACCATCTTGAAATGGAACACAGTTTAGACAGCGGCTTCTTTTAGACAGATTTCTTTGCTTTCCATTGACTGTAATAATATTTGGGAACCCTTCGTTACAAGTTTTACAAATTGGCATTTTAGGTCCTCTCTAATAGTATACTGGAAAGTTGGCTATTACTACCGTTATACTAAAAGGCCATTGTATTGGTGTTCCTACCGGGATTCGAACCCGGATAACTCTGCCACCTCAAGGCAGCGACTTTGCCAGTTTGCCCATAGGAACATAGATTCAAGACTCTGTTTTTATGGTGTTCTTCCAACTGAACTACAAGGAGTTACCCCCAAGGCAGGATTCGAACCTGCGACATCCCTCTTAACAGGAGAATTTTGGATTGCTGTGTCAGAGTCTTGGTGCCCTTGATTGGAGTTGAACCAACCACACATGGATTTTCAGTCCATTGCTCTACCAGATGAGCTACAAGGGCATGATGTTGGTGGAGGATACCGGAATCGAACCGATTTCTATTCCTTTTCAGGGAATCGCTGGAATGACCACACTAGCTCATCCTCCATATTATGGTCTCTCCCATCGTCAAGCCTGGATGAACAGCGGCTTTCCCTCAGGTTGGGTTGGACAGTAGATCGTCTTTTAGATTGCCTCTACTATCACATTCGCTTGGGTAATTACTACCCCAAGTGTCCAACTTGGTAGCGGGTCGGGGAGTTGAACCTCCGTTTAACGAGGCTTATGAGACCCCTTCTGATTTCCGACCAGTCCACCCGCAATAGGTTATAAATTTTGGTGCCTTCGGAGAGAGTCGAACTCTCACGATACAGTTTCGAAGACTGCTACTCTTTCCGTTAAGCTACGAAGGCAAAGACAGATCGTATTGTGGGTTTGATCTGGTTCTTATTTGCTGGACAGCCAGATAGGGTTTTTACGCTTTCGCAACCTTCCGCTTTCTTTCACCACAACCTCCTAGTCTCGGCCTTGGGATTTTGGTCCCTTGCTTGCGTCTAGCCCCCCGCCATTGGCTAGAACCCTGATTACTGCGGCATGACCCCACTGGGTAGGTCATCTTAAGTCTGGAACCCCGACAGTATCCAGAACCGTTTGGCGGAAGATACAAGAATCGAACTTGCTAGCCTGTTACAGCCCATGCTTTCCAGGCATGTGTGCCACTCCAACTGCACCGATCTTCCGTGGTTACTTACCTTGCCACTCTCCTTTTAACTTGTGGGACCTAAAGCGATAGGCTACTCCTTGTCTGGTCAGACCCAGTAGAGTTCCTATTTCCTCACAGGTTGCCCCCTCATTCCTAAGAGGAAAGGCTAGTTTGAAAAACTCTTCATCTGTTATTTTGTAGCGAATGCGATTTTTAGTCTCTTTTTTCTGTTTCTTAGGTTTGCAGTTATTACATAGCCTCAGACCTCTAAGTTTATAACTGCCCTTACCACATTGAGAGCATCTGACTGGCCTCTTCTCCAGAAACTGGCCTCCCCATATCTCTTGGGTTTTTACCTCTTCAATCATGTGGCACTTTTTACAAAGACAAATCAGATTGTCAAGAGCATGGGATTGTGAGTTCATCCAAGGATTGATGTGATGAACATCCGGCTTCCTACTCTTTTTCTCATGGCAATGTTGACAAGTTTCGTTGTCTCGTTCCCAAGCTAACCTACGCTGGGTCTTCCAGGAGAGACCGTCTTTGTCTCTACCGTGCCTTCCTTGAGACCACTGTTTATGCCCTCCACGATTCATATTCACCTCTTCTTAGAGTTGGAAAGTTGAAAACTTAAAAGGTTAAGAAACAAGATACTTTTGCTTTTCACAGCCAAATAGTGAAATTTTTGGGTTGCTGGAAGTATCTTTGGTACCGTCAGAGGGGATCGAACCCACCGTGGACTTATTGACATTGCCTGGAGTTTTACAGACTCCTTCGCCACCAAGACTGGTTGACGGTATAAGTTGGTAGCTTTATTCTTTTGGAAAAGCTACCGAAAACCTCCCATTCCCATCGTCCTAAAACGATGTTGGGTTTTCATGTCATTCATTATTTAGTTGTCAATTGTTCGAAGAGTTAGCCTTGACTTACTCTTGTTGGATGGGCTACTTGGATTTGAACCAAGATTGAAGGAGTCAGAGACCTTATTCCTGCCAGTTGAAAGATAGCCCAATTGTATGAAAGAACTGAATTTGGTTCCTAGAAACCAAAACCCCTGTGGTTTCGACTCACAGGGGTTTGAAGGGAAGAGTGTGAGTCTCTTGGTTAAGTCATCTCGGTGATGCTAGCGGAGAGGGCAAACCCTTGCACAGACAGACGATGATCTGAGGGCTTATTGCCTTCGACTTTAATCATCTGTGTGAATGGATAGCGCATTGAAAGTTGACCTCTTCGTGGTTTTGTTTTGGAGCGTCTTGCTCCCTTACCTGTTACTGAGAATTTCAGAATTTTGTTTTACTTTATTTTGTGATCTTCCCGCCATAAAGACTGAGAACAACAGCAGGGTAAAAATTATAAAGGCAACAGCTATTTCACTATCTGGAGTGCCCTTCTCTGAATTGCGGCTCATTTTACCAGTACTTGATGACGAAATGAGCGTAGACGATAACATCAAGGACAGCACAAATCACGGCCAGCTTGATGGCGTTACGGAGAACGAAATTACGGAAGGCGTGCATGTAATGCTCCTTTGGTGGAGGGTGATTCCCTCATTTCTCATTATACTAGGTCCAGAACGAATTCACTCCAAGAAATTTTCAGTAAGTGAAACTTTCCATGTATTCAACAGCTTTATTGAAGTCATCAAAGGTCTTATGGGTATTAGTCCCCAAGTAGGCTTTAGGGTAAGCTTCCCATCCATTGAAGTATTTGATATGGCCAAGGTCAGGGTGGACCCAATGATTGTCTGTAATTCTAGCCCAGTTGTTTTTGTTAATAGATTTCATACTTCATCCTTAAGGGGAGCATCAAGCATACGGTTTATCTTTTCTAATCTATCTTTATAACGTGGGCCATCAAATTTTGCTCTCCCCCAGCTAGTAAATAGTTCATTTGGGATATGCTTGTCCAAGAAATCTAATTGACCAGTGAGCATTTGTCGATGAGAGTAATCTCTTCCACCACGCTTAAACTCTGCCTGAAGCCCCAGAATGACATGCTCATACCATTCAGGCTCTAGAATCTGCATTAAATCAACATCCCTGATGATCTTCTGCTCGATGGTTTTTGGTGTATAGATGAAAGGATACTGAGTCACTCGAATGGTTTCTCTCATCTGGTAAACATCCAGAAAATTATAGCCCAATTGCTGGGGAACAACAGAAAGAAGGTTAGAAATGGCAACATTAATGTTTTCTGCATCAATCTTCTTACCCCCAGAATGATTAAAATCATGAAAAAGGGCTGACAATCCAATGAGGTGGCACTCACGGAAACTTAGATCGTGTGCTTGGGCTCCCTCAATGCAATTACAAATCATGCAACAAGTATGAAACCAGTTATGATAAGGAAGATCCCTAGAAAGCATCTGGTCATCAGCTAACTGGAAAAAGGGGTAGAATTCAAAATAATTAGCTAAGTCTCTGGCCTGTTCATACCTGTTCATTGTAAGCTCCAACATAAATAGGGTCAATCTCATAACCTATAGCATCACATCCTATGATAGAGGCGGCTTTAAGTGTAGTTCCAATACCTGCAAAGGGGTCAAGAACAATCTCTCCCTGCATTATACCAGATAATTTGAGGCATCGTAACGGTAATTCGAGAGGGAAAGTGGCTGGATGAGAGGCCCTGTCCTTATGCCTTGACTGAATCGTATCATAAGGCATAAACCAAGTATTTCCTTGACATCTAACGGCTTGTGCTGATTCCCAGCGTTTTTCATTGGATTTATCCATATAAGGAACTCCAATGGCTAGGCGATTGATAGGAACCTTGCAATCTTTGGTCAAATGGTAGATGAATTCGTTAGTAGGATTGAGAAAACGCTTGCTATTAATGGGTTTGAAATGTCCTGTGGTCACTCCATCAATAGAGATAGATTTAACCCAAGTGATCATATTCTGAAGCTTAAATCCTACACCAGTGGCGGAGTACATAATCTCAAAAGGCAAGAAAGGATGGATATTGGTTCCCCCTGCCTGGAGAAAAAAGTGACCATCATCAGCTAAAATTCGCTCAACTTCAGTCCAAACCTCAGCCAGCCATAGTAAATAGTCTCCTCTGTTATCAGTATAGGCACCATATTTGGCCCCAATATTATAGGGGGGAGAGGTGATAACTACTTTAATGGACTTTGCCTGGAGAGTTTTCATACCCTCCAGGCAATCCTGTTGGTGCATTATGATTGTCATTTATCCTGTGCTTTGTCAATGGCCTTAAAGATAGCTCTAGCTTCTGCTGGAGAAAAATTACTTGTAACAACACCACCACCAAC